CGATCTCTTGGCCGGTATCATCGTCGAACGGCCACGGGAAGGGTCCATCCGAAAAATAAAAGAAAAATCCTGATAAAAAGGACTTGAAACGAGGTTGGTACAGTGCAACTGTATCAACCTTATGTTATTTCTCAATCTGAGTGTGGTCGGCGGAAACTCGTTCCAAACTCCCACGGAACGAACTTCCAAACTTAACATAAGCCGCCGACCCACTCTTTTTTTTAACCCCAATTTTTATGGAAAAACCAATTCGATCAGATTTATCGGAAGAGGTCCAGTACCGCAAACTCGCTGCTTTCATCACAGACAATGCTGAGACTTCTACAAAATGGCTCGCCGCTCTGTACACCATAAAAGTGAACGAGTGGTATCGGTTCGACAGGTACGATTCTATGGGTGCTTGGGTGAAAAGGTTCCTGCCCAAACTCAACCCCGACACCATCCGACAGGCTTTATGGCGGCAGGAACAAAAGAGGCTAAAAGTTGGAAGGAACAGCTGTGACAATGTCACAGTACCGACCGTTGTCACTACAACAGTTTCCGGCAACGGGAGCGTCACGCAAAAAGAGCAAGAATTTGTAATTGACAAAACCGAACGTAAGATTCCCAGGAAGTTCGAGGAAAGGTTTCTGGTTCAAAACAAGATCGATGAGATCGCCAAGCAATTGCTTCAGCTGAGAAATTTAATCCTTAAAAGCCGAGAACAAGGCATTGCTCCTTACGATCAGATCAACGTCGATTACGCGGAGACACTCGCAAAAGTCGCCCACAAGTTGAAGTACGAGGTCAAACTCCCATACCTGTGTATGCAATGTCAGGGTTCCATCGGCATCACCGGAAAGGAATGCGCCGAGTGCAATAACTGGGGGCTGATGAGTGAACGCTATTACGAGGAATGGATCGACAAAAACAGCAAGGAAATAAATGAAAGAGCGAGATTATCAAATCGAGTGCCGCAACCGGATTCATGAGGAATGGAGAACCAAACCCAGCACGTTGGCCGTCTTAGCCACTGGCCTGGGTAAAACTATAATATTCGCTCATGTCATCAAAGACATGTGGCCGAAGAAAGCGCTGGTGCTGGCCCACCGGCAGGAATTGATCTGGCAGGCCAGGGATAAAATCGAGCAAGCCACCGGATTGTCCTGCGAGATCGAGATGGCCGACCTTAAAGTCCACCGCTCACTCTTTCACCAAAGCCAAGTGGTGGTCGCCAGTGTGCAGACGTTGATAGCCGGTCGGGACGTAAAACGAATGACGAGGTTCCGACCGGAGGAGTTTGGGGTGCTCATCATCGACGAAGCGCACCATTCAACTGCCGATAGTTACGCTCAGATTCTCACCTACTTCAAGCAAAATCCAGACTTGAAGATCCTCGGCGTTACCGCCACACCGGATCGTGCTGACAAGGAAGCTCTTGGAACAATATTCGAATCCGTCGCTTACCAGTACGAAATGCTAAACGGTATCAACGACGGATGGCTGGTGGATGTGTCTGTTGTTTACTATCACGTTAAAAGTCTCGACTTTTCCGAAGTAAAAACCACCGCTGGCGACTTGAACAAAAAGGCGTTGGCTAAGGTGATGGAGGTTGAGGAAAACGTGCAGGGCATCTGCCAGCCAACTCTTGAAGTGATGTATGGTCTTCCCACAAACACACTTAAAGACATTCCAATCGCTCAATGGAACGATTATCTGTCATCACTTAAAAAAGTTCCACGTAGAACAATTGTCTTTACAGCGTCCGTCGCTCATGCCGAAGCCTGCTGCAACATCTTCAACCGGGCCGTGCCTCATTTAGCGCAATGGGTTTGCGCAAAAACAGATATCGTCGAACGCAAAACCATCCTCGAAAAATTCCAATCAGGTGAAACCGCATTGGTCGCCAACTGCGGTGTGCTCACCGAAGGGTTCGATAACCCTGGCGTTGAAGTCATCGCGATGGGTCGACCCACCAAGAGCAGGTCGCTCTATGCTCAGATGATCGGGCGCAGCACCCGAACACTCCCAGGGCTGGTGGACGGCATCGAGACAGCCGAAGAACGCAAGAAAGCTATTACAGCCAGCCCAAAACCTTTCTGCCGGATCATTGATTTCGTCGGCAACTCCGGAGAGCATCGCCTCATCACTCCTTTCGATGTCCTGGGAGGAAAGTTCCCATCCGATGTCATCGACGCTTCAATTAAACGCGCTCAGGACAGTGAAAAGCCAAAGATGGTCTGCCGTACCCTGACAGTTTCGGAAGTGAAACTGGAACAGGAGAAACAAGCAGCGATGGAACGCGCCCGTTTGCAGGCGGAAGCCAGGAAAGCGCAATGGGTCGCCAAGGTAAACGGCTACGCCCACAAAATGGACCCGTGGGATTCACACGATCAAGGGGCGCTCCAGGTCGGATCGAAAGCGTGGCGTCATCGGCCACTGTCAGAAAAGCAACTCTACCATCTTTGTAGGAAGGGATACAACCCTGATCGTCTGAGCCGATGGCAGGCTTTGTCTCTTCTAAAGAAGATATCAGAAGAAGAAGGTTGGTACAAAAAACGAAAGGAAACATGAACCAATGGATCAGAGTCAGTAAACAACACCCGTGCCCGGTTTGCGGTCATTCCAGCTGGTGCTTGGTATCTGGCGACCTCGGTGCTCAAGTGGTGTTGTGTATGCGCGTGCAAAGCGATAAACCCAAGCAATTCAGCAGCGGCGAAACCGGTTGGTTACACAACCTGGATCTGTCGCGAATGGTGTTTCCGAGAACCAAAGAGTTCACTAAAAAACATGTGGACTGTTTGAATCTGATGACAAGATGGTATGAAGAAACCAAGCCGTGGATGCGTGAACAACTGGCAAAATCACTCGGCGTTATGCCGTGGACACTGGATGACAATGGTGGTTTAGGTTCGGCGTTTGCCAAAGAACATCGTGCGTGGGCATTCCCGATGTGGGACGGCACTGGCGGCATCGTCGGCATCCGGTTGCGTGCTGCAAACGGAAAGAAATGGACGGTGAAGGACACCCACACCGGGATCTTCATACCGCTGATGAACGCCCAAAGACGTTGTCTGATCTGCGAAGGACCAACCGACACCGCCGCTGCGATGTCTCTTGGTTATTACGCCGTCGGTCGACCCAGCTGTTCAGGTGGGGCGATGCACCTCAAATTATTGTTCAGCAGGGTTAAGGTGACCGAAGCCATCATCGTCGCCGACAATGACGAGCCTGGGTTGAACGGAGCAAAGGGACTGTCGGATCTGCTGCTGATGCCGTCCACGATCATTTGCCTGTCGTGCAAAGACATTCGGGAATTCATCAAGCTGGGCGGCACAAAACAGGTGTTAGATAACCTCATCAACCATTCCATATGGGATAACCCATGAACTTCCAGCGCGTCTGGGCGATGCCGACTTCCGACACGTTCGATTGCGAGCCGATTAAAGGGTTCGTCCAGAAATACCTCATGCATTCCAAAGTGTCGGTGGACCCGTTCGCTCGCAACAAACGCTGGTGCACTTACACCAATGATATCAATCCTAATACCGCCGCCGAGTATCACATCGACGCCGTGAGTTTCTTAGCCTTCTTGGAAGGCAAACGCGTGAAGACCGATCTGTTCATCTTCGACCCGCCGTATTCCGTTCGTCAAACCAAGGAATGCTACGAAGAATTCGGGCTGAAGATGACCTTGGAAGATACGTGGAACGGCCAGTTCTGGTCGAACATCAGGAAAGCCGCGCTGCCGTTGCTCACGCCCGACGCTATCGTTTTATCATTCGGATGGTCGAGCGCCGGGTTCGGGCGCGAACTCGGTTTCGATATACTTGAGATCCTCCTCGTTCCGCACGGAGGGGCACACCACGATACCATTTGTGTTGCGGAACAACGCCAGCCCGATAATCAGTTGAGTTTACTATCATCTTGCCCCTGACCTTCCCAGGAACCCGATGAAATCACCGAATTCCTTGAACCGCTGTTCCATCGCCTTGCCGTACAGTTGCCGTTGCGCGGGGTTCAGGTCGAACATGAAGATCGCTTCAGCCTGCTTCGACCCCGTCAACGGTCTTGCCATTGAGAGTTGCATCGCCTTCACCATGTCGGCATACGACCTCGTCTTCCTCAAATCATTCCATTGCTGCAACGCCGCGTGATCGTTTCCTTCCCGCAACGCCATCCTCATCTTCGCATAAGACGGTTCGTCAGTCTCCACCTGTTGCCAACCGGTTTCTTTTTTCAGATCCGGTCGGCTGTCCATGAACCGCCTGGCTGCCAGCCGAATCTCTTGGTTAGGCGAAAGCCCAGGTTCAACCTTCACACCCGCCAAGGTTGCCAACGCTTGCCGAGGCAGAGCGCCTGGCTGCGGCGGCGAGATTCTGCCGCCCGTCGCCTTGGACGCGAGGTACTGGCCTAGGCGCGATACCGCGATCGGCGCAGGAGCCAGTTGACTGGCCATTTCGCCCACCACACCTCCAGTGGTCGTAATGTACTGGCCGGTCGGCGTTTGGCCTCTCGCCCCCACCAACGCGAGCCTGCCGTAAGGCGAAAGCTTGTTCTCACCGATCTGGCTGATGACATCCCAGAACTTAGGCTTGGTGTGCGCCATCCGGTAGACGTCGTGAGACAGTTCGTTGAACACTGACAACGGCGAGAAATAAACCCCTTCATCGCCCATCGGAATAAACGCGTCCCACTTGTGTTCAGGCTCATCGTTCTGCCACGTAAACTGCCTGCGGGTGATGAGATTCAACGCCTGCGTGATGCCGAACATGGTCAGCATCGCCGCGCCCATCCCCGTCCCCAACGCTCCCATCGTCGGCAATCCCGTCCGGTAACCTTTCCCGCCCAGCTTCGTATATGCCGTTCCTCCAAACCTCGAATACGCTCCCATTTCTTTCCTCGCCAAGCCTTCCACCCACTGCGGTGCCAAGAACGCCAGCCTCGAAAAATCCTGCATCGTTTTGCTCTTGAACACGCCCTGCCTGCCTAAGCTTCCGAAATACGTGTTGATATCTTTCGCCACGTCCCTCCCCAGTTTTTCAAATGGTACATTCGGATGCGACTTCGACATCTTCTCCACCTGTCGAACGTAAGATTCCGTAATGAACCCCCTCGTTACTTCGTCAAAGAGCCATTTGTTGTACCGGCCCACGCCTGGGATCTGTTCCACTAACCCCTTATAAAGCGCATCCCGAATCCCGCCATTGTTCAAACCGAACTGCATACCTAAATCCGCCAGCTGCCGCCTGGTCAGGTTTTGCACTGTCCCTTTGTAATTAACGGACACCGTCTGACGAGTCCAATCCCTCGCATCGGCACTGACCAATCCTTGCTGCACGGCTTGATCGATATTGGCTTCTGTGTAATCCAACGCCGCCAATCCTCGACTGGCCCTGCCCCTGCCCAGTTCACGCATCGACCTGAACATCCCCGGACCCAATAGCGACCCTCCGTACCAGCCGATCCTGGCCAAGTGAAAGAAATCCGCCATGAGCAGTCCGTGCTTCAACCCCATCGCCAGGTTAACTGCATTGCGCGATAGCGTCATATCTTCCAAAGCGCTGCGGTTGGTCAGGGCATTAAACAGTTTGATGTAACCTTTCCTCATCGAAATGATCTTGCCGCCCGTCCGCATAGCGACCAGTTCAGACTCGTCATTGGCAGGGACGGTCTTGCCATCCCTCTGTTTTGGGTCTTCCGCCACCGGCATACCCGAATCTTTGTCGGTGTAACCTTTCAGGCTTTCAAACCACGCATCGCGGTTGATGTGGCTCATGCCTTGGCGCACCCGATGGCCGGTCAGGGTCGCAATGTCCAGGTCTTTGGCGATATACGGTCCTGCCATGGACGCTTCAAAGTAACTGTCAAACGTGTTCGGCTTCATGAAATTCCGGCCCAACGTATCGTAAATCTCTCCGAAGATGGCCGAGTTATCATTGAAATGAGCGCCTTCATACCGGCCTGGAACATAGTTGCCTCGCTTGCGAAGGTTAAGACCCGCCCCGGTTTCGATGTTGTACTGCCGGTCCAGTTCGGACTTGGCAGCCAGCGAAGTGTTGATCAAATCATGATCGTTCCAGTGCGCATCGGCGTAATCCAAGAGCTTGTCCAGGCGGTTCTGGTAATCGAGCCATTTTTTGCCCATGATCCGGTTGGTCCACCCGCCTTGGGCAATCATCGCGTTGGCGGCGATCCTTCCTTTGGCGACCATCGCCTTAAACTTCGGCAGGTTCCGTTTATCAAACCCGCTCTGGACCACCGCAATGGCTGCGCCCAGCACTTCGGATTTTCCTTTCATATTGCCAGGCCTTGACCCTGCCATCAGGCGAATGTTGATATCAACCGCCCGACCCGCATTAGCCGCCAGGTTGGACGCGTAATCGCGGGTGAAAGAAATCGCGTCATTAACATCCCTCCGTTTGGTTGCCGCATACAATCCCCGCACGGTATTGTTCAACCCTTCTTCAATGTCGTTCTTCGGGTTCTTGATGAACGCACCCGCAGGCGGATCTTCCGTGAAAAACTTGTATTGATCGGCAGTCGGCGGTTTGATCTCCGTCATCGACTTCCGGAGATCCTCCAGCACCCTTTCTTCAGGAGTCAGTTCCGCAGGCTTGAGCGGCGTCGGTTCCGGTTCAAGTTTGAATATCGGTTCTGGCTTGCCGAGAATCGTTCGGTCTTTAGGATCTGGATACTTGCCGCCTGGAAATTTCCGGGCTGATTCCAGCTTATCTTTGGTTGCCCTGGCAATCTGCTCCGCCGTGTACCATTTGCCTCGAATCGGTTCCAAGGCTGCATTTTGAATCTGCCGCTGCGCTTCCGGCGAGAACAGTTCCAAAGCGCTGCGCACCGGTCCAATCGGCCTCGGCTCTTCAGCTTCAGGTTCAACCGGCGCTCTTCCCCGTTCCTTCAGCTTGGTCTTCAGGGCGTCCAGGATCTCGTCATTAGTCAGTTTCTTGCCCTTGCTCTCCAGCAACACTTCCGTGGCGGCTTTGGCGATGTCCTGTGGCGAATGGAACCTGCCGCCGATGCTTGTCTTGGACGCTTTCTTGAACATCGCCTGCGTGACCGGACCGAATTTCGCCAGGTAATCCTGCGGTCCCAACCCTTTCTCCCGAACCTTCATTCGTGCGAGTTCCAGTTCGCCTTTCTTGCGTTGGGCTTCCCACGCCTCCAGTTCATCGGGGCTTGGCAGGGTCGGCTTATCGATCGGCACCGGGACCGCTTCAGGGGCTTTGCCTTTGCGATATCGAATCCCGCCTTTGGGCTGGCCCGTAGGCGTGTACTTGTGCAACCTCGCCGCACGTTCCGATACCTTGGCTTGCGCTTCGGCATCGAGCTTGGCTTCGGGGCTGAACATCACTTCCGGTGATTCAGGCAATTCCGCTGGCGCACGATGAATCACCGACGGCGGCGGTTGTTCAGGTTGTTCAAAGGCGTGCGTGCTCTCCATCACCGGACCCATCAACCGTTCACCGCCTGGCACCGGCTCAAACGGGCCTCGTGGCCGTTCCATCGGAATGGCTGGCGGTTTCTGACCAATTCTGCGCTCGGGAAATTCAGGCTTTAACCCAAGTCGTTCCCTGACGGCCCGACGTTCGGCTTCGTAGGGGCTAAGGGGTTCGGTTGTCCTGCCGAGTCTCTCTCGGACGGGGCCAGCCGGTACAGGTGCCGAAACAGGTTCGACAGGTGCCGTGCCGTGGAGTCCCATTTCGTAGAACCCGAGCGTTGCGGCTTGGTAATCGTCAAACGCTGCGGCGACGACTGGGTCGGTGTCCCTTTTCCCCATTGCTTTATCGTAGGCTTCATGTGTTGTCGGTTCCGGATCGGTTTTTCGGTACTGTCTATCCCACCGCTCAAGGTCGGGCCTGGGATTATCTCTTTCAAACGCTGCCTTGTCGGGAACGGCTTCGTATTTCTGCTCCCACAAAGCCAAGGCTTTTTCCTGCTCTGCCAGGGCGGGATCGTATCTCTCCCGCCACGGTTTGTGCAAAGCTTCATGCTCTTTAATCAGTGTCTCATACCATTTCTCGCCGTTCACACCGAACTCGTTCAATCCTTGCTCAACAAACCTGCCTAACGCTTTCTCAGGGGTTTTGCCAGCCTCGGTCAGTTCGCCTTCAGTCATCAACCTCCAGAGCCGGTCAAGAACCGCTGAATACGAAACGTCTTCCGATGGCTCCACCAAGAGCGGCGGCTTGCGTTCCTTCGCCGTGTGAAACGGTTCAGCTTTGAGGAACTCTTTTTCCGCTTCAGCTTCAGCGACCCTGGTGTGGTAATCGGCCATCAAATCCCTGTCGATTTTGCTGGTGATTTTGTACAGGGCCGAAACCGCGCTGGCTTCGGTCCCTCGAAACACCGCAGGCAACCCATTGATTTCCCTCATGTTGGCTGCCCGATAATTCATGTTCTTGATGTAATCCTGCAACTCTTCAATGCTCCGGACGCCGCTAACCGATAGCTCGTTGTAAAGCGCAGCCAGTTCATGCGGTTGAATCGGCGCGGCGTTGAGCCGCAAAGAAAACAATTTGCCAGGGGTGGCTTGCATCAGCGCTTTTTCTGTCAGCAACCCCTTCGCGCCGTGCAGCGGACCCATCATGAAACCGGTTTTACCGGTCGGTGCCGTGGTGCCAAACAATCCTTCGGCGACCTCTTCGCCCAACCGTCGGCCTCCGTATTCCCTGCCTTCCGCCTTCGCTTCTTCCTGCCTGCGCAATTCTTCGGCGACACTCTCGGCATGGCTCGCTTCCACCACCGCCTGGGTTTGGGGCAATTCATATTCCGGCAGCGGTTCCCTGGATTCAGTCCCGGCCCCAACCGCCTGCATGATGCCTGTGAAATAGGAATCGTCATCGGCAACTTCGCCACTGGTCTTCTTGCGCTTGAGCGTGCTCCCTTCGAACTCAGCGGGTTTGTTGGCCTTATACATCCGCTTCAAATCGAGCGCCTCAGCAAATTCTTTAATATTCTTGTAGGTCTTGGCGAATCCAACTACCGGTTCCTTGAGCACGAACGTCGCCACCGGTTCCCAGCCACGCCATACTATCGGATCGAAAATCGAAAAGTGCTTCGTGCCTGCCCCCGTCTGGATGAGGTTGACGAAAACATTGGGATATTCCCTCGTGTGCTCGACTCCGCCAACGTCAAACTTTTCTTTCCTGGTGCCTTTGGTGTAATTGTCTCCCAGCCGGATTTCACCCGTGTCGCGGTTGCGCATCGCCACCAAACTCCTGGTCATGCTCTGGGTCTTTTTCTCGTGATGACGGGAACCGCTGTTCAATATCTCCGCCACTCCTCGCCAGTCGGCCTGCTGGCCCCTGGTGAACTGGAATGCGCCGCCGACCGCACGGTTTTTTGTTTCAAAATCAATGTCGTCGAAGTCAAACGTGGTGCGCTTGAGCTTTTCGGACCGGATCACGTCCTTGAGCATCCGCTCGCCTAACTCGCCAATGATGGCGTTGCGACGGTTTTGGCGGACGACCTCCGATTTATGCAGTTCAGCCAGGAGTTTTAGATCCGGCACTTCCACCCTCGCGAACTTCGCGTTGGTCTGCATCAACCTCAGTTCGGATTGGCGCAAGGAATGGCGCAGCTTCTCTTTCTCTTCCGGAGCTACGTTTTTAAGGTTCTCCAGGTCGGCCTTGGCTTTCTTCAACTTTTCATTCTCTAAAGTCAGCGCTTTCTTGGTGTTCACCCAATCCCGCAGCTGTTTATGGTACTCGTGGGCTTCCTTCGAATACTGCGCCCCGCCGATCTTGGACGCCCGTTCGGTCCTCGCCGCCGCCGCTTCTTCCGGAGTCTTGTACTTAATCTTCGGGAACCCGCTTACCCCGTTGTTTTCAGCCAGTTCAATCAACCGTTCGGTGTCGGCGTTCTGGAGGTATTTCCACATGAATTGGCGGAAGATATCCACCGCCTGCGGAGCTTCCATGCCGTACGTGTAACCTTCCTTGGCCGTCGCTTGCGCAACGAAATTCTCCAGGGACGGGTTTGGCTGACTGAATTCCGTCAGCAAATCATCCGCCACTTTCGGTGCGTCTGGGCCACCGAGATATTCTTCCAGTTCCGAGCGCAAGAGCGATTCATACTGCTCGGGCGTCAGCTGAACCTGCTCTTCCATGACGGGCTGTTCGGGCACCCTCGCCGCCGCAATGGTGGCTGACCTGGCTTTTTCTTCCTCAGCCAGTTCTTCAGGGGTGCGTTTCTGCAACGCTCCAGGCGCAGGTTCTTCCGTAATGGGCCGTTCCATCCCAGGCCGACCTCCAACGGCGTCCTTCGCCGCGTTCAGGTTTTCCTGCCAGTGATCGACAATCGCCCGTTGAATGATGCTGGCCCTGCTCCCCAGCTTTTCCCTGATGTGACTGATGAGTTTCTGCAACGCATCGATCATCTGCATCTTCCACCGTTCTTTGCCTACCGCTTCAATCAGTTCCCTGGTGCCGCCGTTTAACCGCTGCATCTTCTGCCGGATGGCTTCCCGTGCGAGGTTGAGTTCGGTAAGTTCGACCCCTGGCCGCAACCGTTTGAATTGCTCCGGTGACCACATCCCCGTGTATTCGCGGTAGGACAGCTTCTTTTCCAGCCACGACATGTTGTCGTAAAAGTCCAACGCATGGTCGTCGGCAATCTGGCCGTGCAACGATTCTTCGTTGATGAGCCGTTCAATCCATTCCGCGTGCCGTTCCTTGGGTATCCTCGCCAGTTCATCGTTGAACGCTTTCCGGTTGATGACGACGGCTTCCTTGTAATCATCCCAATACGCCGTCTGGCCTGACCGTGGCACATCATCTTCTTCGGGAGGCGTGTCCGGAGCCGACTCTTCCTGAAACTCAACTCTGACCCTGGCTTTCCTCGCTTCATGAATCGCCTGCAATTCCTGTTCGTTGGGACCGACCGGCGCTTTGAGCACCCTGCCTTTGGTCGTCAGCCGCTTGCGCCACTTCAAGTAATCCAAGTCATGCGCCCCCGCGATGCGCGAGTTCTCGTGCTCCAACCCGCGCCGCAACGCTTCCCCAAAACCTTTGACCGAATCGCCCCTGGTAATCCAGCGCAGGGTGCCGTCCTTCAATTTCTGGTAATAACCAATCCGGTAACCCTTGGTCTTGCCATCCGGCAACAGCCCTTCCAAGGCCATGCCGCCTTCCCCGAGCCATTGCTCAGCCAGCATGTTCGCCTGCGCCTGGTTCATGTCGTCATGGGCGTTCATGAACAAACCCGCCAACCGGTTTTCCCACGGGATCGTCGGGTCAGGCGTCGGAGTGGGTGGCTTGGTCGATGTGACCTCAGCTTTTAACTGCGCTTCTTCTTCGGGCGTGAGCTTCTCGCCTTTGGCAACCGCCGCCTTGATCTCGTCCAGTGTGCGTGGCTTGGCCGCTTCGGGCTTCTTAACCTCTTCCTTCGGTTTTACCCTTGGTTCAGGAATCGGTTCTTCAGGCAACCCCAGCGACTTAGCAATTTCGTTCTGTTTTCGTAACCGTTCTTGCTCCGCAGCAATTTCCGAATCCGTCATGTCATGAGTCTCAATGCTTATTTCATCATCGCTGTGGACATCACTGACGATTTTCTTTGTGTATGCAGGGTCTAACGTGCCGGAAGTTTTGTCCTCTCCCGTGATTACCTTTTCTGGCATTCCAGGGTCGTATTTGTCCCCGACTTTTCGCTTCCACTTCGTTTCCGTAACCCTGGGTTTGGCAGCTGGCTGAGGTGCCGGTTTCGGTTCGCCTGGCAGTGCGGTCGTCACAGCGGGTGCGGCTGCTGTCTCCGGTGCCGCTGCTGGTGCCGCCGCTGGGGCTGCTTCCGGTGTCGGCGCAGCTGGCGCGGCTGCGGGTGCTTCCGGAGCCGGTGCTGCGGGTGCCGCTGCTGGCGCTGGTGCTGCTTTGCCTGCAACCGCTGCTGCAACAGGTGACGCGCCTGGCTTCGCCGGTTCTGCTGCCGGTGCTTTCGCCGGAACGTCTACGCCCAGGATTTTTGCGACTTTTTGCTGGGTGTCAGGCGATAGCTTTTCCCATGGGGGCGCTTGCTTGTTTGTTTTCCGGTGCTCTTCGTATTTCTTTTTGGTCTCCGATTTCCAAGCCTCAGCTTCCGGAGAGCCAAAAGCTTTGTTAACGACCGCCTGTTCTTCGGGGGTCAGGGCTTCTTTCTTGCCCTGTTTCTCAACGGCTTTGTTCAGTAATACTTTGTCTTCGGGCGTGAGGGATACCCGCTCTTGGGCTTGTGCCGGAACTCCCGCGACACCTCCTTCGGTGGGCACCCCTTCTTTCCCGGGTTGTTGTAACACATCGCCATGTACCTTTGCTGCTTCGCTGACTTTGCTGGCATCTCGCGCTCCTTTCAGTCTTGCGACTAATTTTCCTGCTGGACCTTTTACGTATTCATAGGGCTCACCAAAACCGAGTGCTCCTAAAGCGCCCAACGTGATGTCTCGTCCCGTCGGCGCTCGGCCTTCCACAGCCGGTTGAACCGCCCCGATGGTGGCTCCAATCGCGGCGGGTAAAACCGCTTTCTTGAACGGTTCCCTGAAAATCTGGCCAGGGGCGAATTTCGCATAGGGAGAGAATGCCGCTATCGCACCCAAACCCGTCGCCCAGCCATGCTGTTCCTCAGCCGCTTGCTGGTACTTCTCAACGTCGGGCATGAACTTTTGAATGCCCTTTTGCTGGATCTTGTTTGCGAGCCAGCCAGCGAACAACGTCGGCGGAATCAGGAGGAGCGATCCGCCCAGGGTTTCTGGAGCGAACGCCGCTTCCAGCCCAGCTGCGGCAGTGGACATGGCGTAGCCTGGCAAGACATTGCTAGCCGCGCCGATGCCGAAAGATTCAGCGGCCCCGACTTGCGGCAGCTTTTCTTTGGGAGGTTCAGGTTGCTTGGGCAGGACCGGATGCCGCCAATCACCCCTCGGAGCTTGCTGCTGCGATCCTTTCAACTTTGGCTTTATCTCTCTATCGAGGACCTGCTGGATCTGTTGCGGGGTGAAATCATCGGGGAACTCCACCGGCCCGTAGCCTTCGATGTTGAAACTCTGTGGCATGGGTTACCGCCCGGTCCTTCGGAATTCTCGCTCGCGAGCGTCCCTGGCTTCCTGTTCCGCTTTTTTCAACGCTTTGCGATGTTCCCGCAACACTTCTTCGGTGGTTGGTTTGCCTGCGATCGCCGCTACGGTTGGGAGCGATGCTGGCGCAGTCGGCGGCAGCGTGTAACGGCCATAAGGCATCCTGGCTGCGATTTCACTCCTCGACGGTGCAGCGGCCAGCGGCGGACTGTACAAATCGGCTAACGAATCCCTGACGATCTTCTCCTGTTGATCCGCTGGCAAACTGTTGAACTTCTGCACAATCTGGCCCAGCGTCACGTCGAGGTGCGGCGAGCGTCCGTGCTGAAGGACTTGGGCATATAACGAACCTCGTTCGCGTTTATCGCCCATGACTTCGGCGATCTTCTCGCCCATGCGCAGAAAGATTTCAGGATTGGAATCCCTGGCATTGTCATTAATCCGGAGCATGAACTGGCCCAGCTGGCTGTTGTGATCGATGGCCCTGGCTTCCGTAACAACCTGCGCTTTCAATTGTTCAGGAGCAACATTCGTCTTGGTCGCCGTCGCGGCAACCGGGTCGGGTGCAGCCGGAGGCACGGCCTGTGACACTTGGGTTTGCGCAGGCGCACCCCAAGGCGTCACCGTCGTCGGAACCGTGGCAGCGGCAGGAGCACCAGCTCCCGCTGCGGCGGGAACAGCCCCCACCCCAGGTGCAGCGCCTCCACCAATCGGCACCCGCTCTTTGATGACGTTGCCGTCTTTATCAATCCCTTTTACGACTTCCTTCATCCCAGCCGGTAACGCCCCTTCGGCGGGTGCTGCTGTTGGCGGCATCGTCGCTGCCGTCGCCCCAGGCGGGATCGTTGCCTGTCCAGGGGCGGCTGCTGCTCCAGCTTCCGGTCCTGCCGCTGCTGGTGCCGCTGCGGCTTCTCCAGGCGTTAGCTGTGTGGCTTCGTGCTGGCTCAGGATGCGTTCAATCTCGGCTTCTCCGCCTTCAATCTTCATCCGGTGCAGCTTGGTCCACGTATCCATCACGTTGCCGCCTGCGGGAGTTTGCGCCTGCGCTTCCTGCATGTCTTCAATCGTCGGGGCGGTTTGCCTGCGTAACGCATTCACTTCATCCTTGATCCGGTCCAGACGATACCTCGTCACTTGATCAAGCGCTCCTTGCTTAACCGCTTGCCCGTTGTGCAGCACCGTCACTTTTCCGTTGGACGAATCGTACATGTACGACACCCCTGACTTTGAGGTGCGCTCTTCCAGCGAATGCGGCAGGGGCGCTTTGGGTGGGAACTTCACGTTGTAACTGCCAGCTTCAGTCTCTTCCAAGAAATAGGGCTGACCTTCCTTGGTGTACATCTCCTTTGGCACTTCAGGCTTGCGCAACGCTTTCATCATCTGCGCCGCCCCGACCAAGTTCGTGAGGCCAAGATCGGGACCCACTTGCATCAGCGCTTCCCCTGCGTTCATCCCGCCTGCGACCAGCTGTTGATATTTCTGCTGCGCCGCCATCTTGCGCTGCGCTTCTTCGACCTGCATCCCGACCTTCTGCTGTTCCAACCCGATCTGTTGCTGGTTATATTGGCGGCTGATCTCCAGCCGTTGCATCTCCATGTCATGGGTGCGCTGGGATTCAACCGCCTGCGCTTGCAACCGTGCCTGCGCTTCAGCGGCTTGAGAGCCAGTGCCGTAGCCTTGAAGGAACTGGTTGCCAGGGTCAGGCGGAGGCCGCAGCCATTCTGGAATTGGATATTGAGCCATAATCAGTCGGTGACTTCACCATACATGCCAAATGGATCAAGCGGAACAAAACCTTCTTCGCCAGTCATCGGCGGAATTTGAGATGGCGACATATAAGGCACATTTACCTCGTTAGGATTTGAGCCTGGAACACCTCCTGGATACGGAATTATTCCCGCAGGCGGCTCATCAAAAATCGTCGGAACGCCACCACCGCCGCCATACAGCCCAAATGGTGTCCCTCCGCCAATTGGACCACCACCACCAAATGCACCGCCCAAGAATCCAGGCGTGTTCATTCCAATCATGTTCAACGGGCTGCCGCCGTAAAGCAGGTTAGCCATTGGATTAGTCTGAGCCATTGCGCTGCTGACGTCGCCCCAGTTCGTCGGAACAGATCCTGGCGGGAATTGTCCGCCACCGGCTCCGCCTAAGTAATAAGGACTCGACGGTGGTGTGGGGGCTAAAGGTGGACTCGTCCCTTCCATATAACCTGGGGTTGCAGTTGTGTCCCGACCGTACCCAGGCCCCGTGCCAGCAGGCCAAGCTCCGCCGCCGCCGACTCCTGCAAATCCTTGACCTCCCCCATACACACCTGCTCCAGTGGGACCAGTCTGGGGAGCGCCCACTGAACCGCGCCCCGCTGCTGCCGCCGCTCGCGCATTCGCCAAGGACGCTGCCGCTGCTGCGCTCGGATCAGGCGCAGAGGTGTACAACGCCTGGGCCATAGCCGCTTCCTGCTGTTGCTCGGGTGTCACCATCATCGACATCGGGTTGAAGAGACCAGGCTGTGGCGTGCGCTGGATGGCTCCGCTCAATTCCTGTTCGCCTTGCTGCTGCATCTGGAGCGAGGTCAACCCAAGGGACCGAAGCAGTGCGGCGTTGGTGTTGGGACCGCCTTCACCCAAGCCAATCGACGTGCCCCGTTCAGCGGCTTGCTGCGTGAGTTGGGTGATCACATCCGACGGCACTTGGCCGGAAAGCATCTGCTGGATGTTCTGGGACGATTTACCCAGCATATCGTAGTAACCAGGCAGGTTCGCCGCGATCTGACCGCCAGCTTGTTTCGCCTGAAACTGGTTCACCGGCCCCGCCAACCCGTAAAGCGCACCCAAGTTTCCGATGTTTCCCCCGATGGTTTGGCCTGCGGTATTGATCGGGGACGGGACAACCGGCTTGGTGCCATAAGCGGATTGGCCGCTGCCAGGACCCCACGTCGCGGGGCTGCTGTCAAAGGGAAGTCCGAAGTTTGCCATTAGATCAGTGTTCCAATGCGGCGAAGTTCAAGTTTAGAACTGCCGAACGGCGCGAAATTCACCGCCGGTTGGTTCTTGCCCAGGTAATGGGTGAGTTCACCGTTCAAGTACTGGATCGCCAAGCGATGGCAGGCGGACTCCAGCTGCCGTGAACTGGTGGTGTCCATTTCAGAATACCGCACCGCACAGCATTCTTCGATGAGCGCTTCGATGTTCTGAATGAGGAGATAATCCGTGTCGGTGGTAACGGGCAGGAGTTCGAGCTTCACAATGGCCGAGCATTGAACCGTGTTAGGCACGGCAGGGGGCGCTTGAACATTGCAACAGAAAGCGGGAGTCGGATTCAGGTAATACCGGCGATACCAAGCCGTCGTTTCCTGCGGTTGCATCGTGACCAGTTGAATGGTGGCACCGCTCACGGGGTCCAGCTGGAAGAGCGTCACTTGGCCAGCCGTCGCATCTTTCTGGATGCCGGTCAGGGTCATCATCGGCGTCGGGCTGGTGGCGAAAGGAGCAGCCAGGGTGACGTAAACGCCTTGCACTTGGTTGGGGCCGTCATACGTGACGATGGGCACACCGTTATTGTCCGTGCCTTGCAGCAGGACCCGATGGTTCCCGTCGTTGTCGTAAGGATTAGAAGAGAAAATCTGGATGGTCTGGGGCGGGTTGGTCATGTCGACAAACGTCGGCGCGTTATTTCGCGTGAACCAGGTCAGAGTCCCTGGACACTGGCAGAGCAGCGCGGGGGTCCGACCGTTGCCGAACTGCAAATACTCGAACCACTGGTTCTTGATGGGGACCGGCTTATTGCACACGTTCATCGCCGCGATGCGAGCGACGGAATTATCGAACGTCACCGCCGGTGTCTGCGGCGTGATGTTGAACGCCACTTCAGCCCAGCTGCCCCACCAGCCTTCCTCACCGGCTGCGCTGGCATAGACCAGTCGCCTTTGAGCGCTGTTCACGTAAGCCGCCAGCCTCGGGATGTCGTTGGCGCAAAACCCGAGCAACGACGGGAACCTCGGGTTGATGCGCAGATCGTAAAAGCGTAAGCGTTGCATGTTAGGGGTAATTCCCGAAAGTGCCGTGCATGTTCATGTGCCCGTTGAGTCCAGCCGTTGCTACGCAAGACACTGTTAAGGTTGCCACGTTGGCTGGGATCGTGAACAGGTTATCGCCATTCACCAACGTCCCTGAAAACACCGTGGAAGTTCCACCACCAACTAAATTGGCAATGATGGTTCCGGTCAGGGAAGCGGGAGCGATGTTCTGCGTAATGCTAACGTTCAGCTTGCAGGTCAGTGGCGAATTAAGAGTTACCGGCAGGGCGGGTGTGCCGTAACCGAACTGGACAGTCCCGGTGCCTCCCAGAGATGCGTCCCCGTAGGCATTCAATTGGATTCCAGCTTGATTGGCGCTTGCGATTGCTCCATGACCTCCGGTCGTGGGCGAAATGATGCCTTCCCAATGAGTGTCGCCGCCACCGGTCCCAGAAGAGTTGCCGACCCGCTGCCAAATACTGGCGCAGTTCATAACAGCGAACCAGCCACTAATCGAAACGTTTCCAGTTGAGCCTGAACCGTTTCCTCCGGTGGCAGCGACTTGAAAATTAAGAAAGTCTGCATTCCCTGGAATAGTGAAACTATAATCGCCTGGTGTCAGTCCAGTACTGAAGCTGCTTTGAGCAAGCAACGTGTAATTGGTGCCACCACTTCTGTACTGCAAAGTGAAATTTCCGGCGTAAGCTCCGCTACCCCCGGCAGTGTCCAAGTGCAATGTGCAATTCAATGGCGTCGTCCACGGATACGGCAATAACGGCTGGAAAGCAGCAGAGACAGATGGCCCATAACCGGCACTGGCAGCTTGATTTGAAAACACACTGAAATTTGGTCCGGAACCAGTTGCGCTACCGAAAGTGCCTGGCGGGGGACTTCCTTGCAGAAGATACCAAGACGGGTTGGCAAATAGCGTGGCGCAGTCCGGGCTGGAAGGCGCTGGCGCAATATATACCGTGTATTGCTTGGTCATGAAATGACCGTTCTTATCCGTCCCTTGCACGACGAACGTGTAACTGCCGGAAGCGGTTGGGGTGCCACTGAACGTCATGCTCGTGCCTCTCGGGTCTTGCGTGATGCCCAGCCCAGGCGGGATCGAGCCTGCCACGATGCTGGCTGAGATCGGGTAATTCTTGCTAACGAAATCCAGGTCGCCGAGATACAACAAGTTTTGCTGGCCATCCGGTAATGTGCCAGTGATGCAGATGTAATTGGCATTTGCTTTCTGGCAGGCAATCTGTCTTGCCGTCGCATCGGCGCTGGCTTGGTCTTTACCGCTCACAAACCCAGGCAGGACCGTCCACACGAAGTTCAACCCATCAGGGCAGGTGTAACTGCATCCGACTTGCTGGTTGTAGATGGTCTGAGGCGCTGACGGATGCGTTGTGGGCGGCACCACGGGCGGCACATAAGGCAACCCAGGCGGCTGAGGACTGGGCGGGGTAGGCGTCGGCTGCGGCGTCTGCTGACACTGCAAATTCCAATCGGCTACATACTGCGCGTAATACTGGTTATTGGCGCAGAGCGATGCGGCCAAGGGATTGTTCGAGTGACAGAACTGCGGGTCGCTGGGGTTGGTCGAACACGAGCCGAGGTTCGGATTATTCTGTGCATTGGAACCGAAAAAAGCCGATAGGAAAAGATCGAGATCGGGACCTTCCGATGTGAGGTTTGCGAGTGGAAAGTTCGGGTCGACACAGAGACTTTTGGATGGGCAAGGATGTATCACATTAACAGACTTGTTCCGCAAACACCTTCCGCTCAAGCGGCAGCGCTTTCAACTGAATTCCTCTGACCCGACAAAATCCAGTGATTGTCAGGCGAGGCTGGAATTGATATCCGATCGGCATCGGGCGTGCGCTGACGATATTGCAAGTCTCCGGTGGCCTGGGCAGCGTGAGCGTTTGTTTGTAGGTCTCGCCGTATTGGCCCAGCGGGTAACTGATTGGGTTAATGACGTCTTCAGCGGTGTTCCTCGCGCTGCACAACTGCCACTGGTGCCACGGTCGCCAGCAGGTCTCGCCGTCTGGCCGGTATTCCATCTTGAAATCGACTTTGCCGTAAAGCCGGTCGACCCATAGCTCAGCCGATTCCAGCTTTTTCATGTACCAATCCTGTTTGAAAATGAACGACGGGAACTCGATAATCCACGTCACGCGATCTTCGTTGGTCGGGTTGATGTCGCTGCGCAGGTAACTTGTCAACTCATAGATTTGTATGGTGCCGTCCACCCGCGACAGGATTAATCCCCACGCCCGTGGCAAGCCTCCGTAATCGCCGACCCACCCTTGGAAAAAGTCCAAGCCTTCATGCATCCCTTCCCACACTGGGTTGGGGTTCTGCGCGGCGGCGAACTGGCTCATCGGGAGGAAATCCATCGGTATCAAGGCTTGGTGTACTACACCTGACGGTTTCTGGACGGGGAGCGAACTCATCAGGAGCCGATTATCGAACACGATCCCCCACGAGAGTTTTAACAGGGACCGATCAACAAAGTTCAGGATGCGCTGTTCGTTGTTTGAAATCTCGATGTTACCCCACTGTTGGAAATAACGGACGGAAGCGAACAGGGAACGAATAGACGGTTCAAGCGATTGATAAAACACGTCGCCATTGGCCAAGGTGACCGACCGTTCGCCGACTACGCCGTTGCCGATCTGGATCACGGCGTTTAACGGCTGGTTCTGGTTATTGGCCCCGATCCAGTCCTGCCGGTTCACGGGGACTTGAAACGCGAAAACCATCGTCCTGGTTGAGATGAGGAGTTGCCCTTGCCCAAGCTGCTGGTTCAGGTTCGCGTTATAGAACAAGGCGGAGATAGTACCTGCGTTGGCAGGCAGCTGGAACCCATCCCCGCCCAATACCAGGGGGTTCTCCGTCACCTTTAAAATTGAATCCCTGAAATTGTAGTAGGTCGTTCCATACGTCCCTCCGAGCATGTCGCCTGCCGCAAATACCCTGCCTTGCGCATACCAGATCCGGTGCATGTAATAGGTCATCGGCCCCGCCGCTGGCAGTTCGCTCACGTTGGATTGGATCTGGGCTTCACCCGTGGCAATCGCCGCCACATCGAAATGGTTGTTGACGGGATACGTCCAGACGTTGGGCTGACCTCCGCCGCCAGGGTTAATCAGCTGATGCCCGATGACGATGGCGGTGAACCCTGGACCGCCCATGTTGGCCGCAGTAAAAGCTGGGAAAGACGCGCCGTTGGGCGGCACGACGCTGGGGGCGTATTGGGCGGGAACAGCCGTGCCATTTGGGATATCGTTGTTGATGTAATAATAGGTCCACGTCCCCGTGTCGATGTGGTCCAAGGTCATGTGGCCGGTATGATTCTGAAGGAAGTTCAAGTGGTCCCCGACATGAACCGTGGACGGGCTGAGCATGTTAACGACGACCGTGCTACCAGCGGCGGGTGAAATATTAGGCGAAGTGAACGCGTTGTAAGCAACGCCCAATGGATTATCCGTGGTGGTGGTGGTTGGGAAAATTGTGCCTGGCACAGAATCAATATTGGTCAGGGTCACCTGATACGCCGTCGGCGCTGGCCCCGTCACAATGCCGCCTGGGATTAGTCCCCTGGACCGGCGCAGGGTGGCACCGTCCCAGAACAACGGCAGCGTCACGCCGTCCCCAGCTTGAATCACCAAAAACTCTTCGCCTTGGCAGAAATAAAACTGCGGGGCTGTGGCAGGATGATACACGCCTGCGATGGCGGACAAATCAACCGGAGCGGTCGGCTGGTCAGGCGTAACTTTATAGACGTGCCCGGAGAAACAGAGTATCAGGTAAGGAAACGCGTTGAGCGGTTGATACATGAACCCGCCTTGGAACAGGACATTGCCGTTGTTGATTACCTGCGTGTATTGCCAGCCGTATCGTGACGTGATGCCGCCATCCCGCACGGTGGCGTTGTCCAGCCACGCCAGTTCGTTTGGGTGCAGGCCATTGGGGTTTTCGTCCGAAGCAACCGTCGTGACCTTGACGGAATCCACACCACCGGAGAAATCGAGGGTCCCGTCAGTGACACTCTCATTGGTGACGTTGCCAATCATTTAACAAATCATGCAGCGTCACAGTCAAGGAAGCAAGCATCGCATCGGTTACCGGCGAGCTTACGGCTTGGAATGGGGCATGGGGACGAGCGACCTGAGCATCGAATCGCAGATGATCGGGATGGGCGGCTATCACAAACATCGGAACGGAAAACATACCGGCGAAGGTCTATTCTTCCATTACAAACGGTTCTGCGAACTGTGCTGGCCGCACATCAAATGGCACAAGTGGAATGAGCGCATCCTGCAATGCTGGCTGAAGTACCGGATCATCGGCTGCCTCGGTCCCGCCAATAGCGGCAAGACCAACACGTTCGCCATCCTGGCTTTGGTCGATTATTACACGTTCCCATACACCACTACCGTCCTGCTCTCGTCCACCACCAAAGAATCCTTGGAAATGAGGATCTGGGGCGAAGTCAAAAAGCTGCATCGCTTGGCCAAGACCGCCAATGACTGGCTCCCTGGCAACCTCATCGAAGGCAGGCAAAGGATCATAACCGATCACCGGACTGAAGCCATTGAAGGCAGGGATTTCAGGAACGGGTTGTGCGGGGTCGCTTGCAAGAAAGGCCAGAACTACCAAGGCATGGGCGATTACATCGGTATCAAGAATGATAGGGTCCGGTTGATTGGGGATGAGTTGCAGTTCATGCCACGGGCGTATGTCGACGCCATCGCCAACCTGAATAAGAACCGTGATTTCAAATGCGGCGGCATGGGTAACCCCAAAGAAACCACGGACGCACTTGGCATCATCTGCGAGCCTGCGGCGGAACTGGGCGGGTGGGACGGTGGCATCGATCAGTTGCCAGGAACCAAAGACTGGCCCAGCCGGTTCGATCAAGGCTGCGCGATTCAATTGCCTGGGAGCGATTCGCCTAATGCAGACGGGTCGATGGGCATCCCCATCATCACGCAGGCCGATATCGACGCTGACATCAAGTTTTACGGGAAAGATTCGCTCCAGTTCACCATGATGGACGAAGGCCGGATGCCAAAGGGGGCGTCCAGCCACCGGGTTCTCACCCGCCAACTCTGCCTGAAATTTCATGCCTTAGAGGAGGCGTTGTGGAAAGGCGACCCGCTAACAAAAGTGGCCTTCTGCGATGCGGCATATGGCGGGGTTGGCGGGGACCGGTGCATCTTCGGCGAGCTTGAGTTCGGCTTGTCCAACACCAACGAACAAATCATCAACTTGGTGGATACGATGCTCGTGCCCGTGAACGCCGAACTCGCTGAACCGCCTGAGGACCAGATCGCTTACTGGGTGAGGCAGCAGTGCGAAGCCAGGGGCATACCGCCTGAGAATTTCGGGTTTGACTCGACCGGCAGGGGCACCCTGATGAGCGCGTTTGCTCGGCTCTGGAGCAACCTGGTGGTCCCGATCGAGTTCGGAGGCAGCGCGACGGAACGGGCAGTCAGCGCCGACTTGGATGTGCTCTGTAAAGATTATTATTTCAAGTTCGTGTCCGAGCTTTGGTATTCGATGCGGCTCACGGTCGAAGCCGGTCAGTTCAGAGGGTTGACCGACGATGTCATGGGCGAATTCTGCATCAGGGAATGGGGATTCACCGCAGGCAACAAGATCGAAGTTGAGCCCAAGGACAAGATGAAGTTGAAAACGGGCAGGTCCCCCGATTTGGCTGATGGAGTTGTGACTGGACTGGAGATGGCACGCAGGCGAGGATTCAGGATTAAGAAGTTGAAAGCGTTCATCCGGTTGAAGGTTGACCGCGCTTGGCGAAAAGAGCTACAAGAGAGGCAACAGAAGTTATGGCATGGAAAATCGCTCTCGTATTCGCGTTGATCCTGCTGAGCGGCTGCAAGTCGGTGCAGACACAAAAGCCGTACGGGACCGTGATTGTGTACGGCATCCCGTCTGCTGGCGGTACTGTGGCCGGTGGCGGTTCGTATCCCGCCCAAACGACCATCCAGATTTCAGCCTCACCCAATTCGGGCTGGGCATTCAACCAATGGAACGACGGTAACCAGAACGCCGTGCGCCTGGTGAAAGTGCCCAACCCGAA